GAGGCTAAAGTGTATAAAGAAAGAACATGTTGCAAATGTGACGCAACAATTATGGTTAGAGAATTAGATGAAGGACCATCCTACTATTGCACCCCATGTGCATGGTCAAAAGTTGGTTATACATACACCCCTGATTACACCCCTAACATGGAGAGATACCTATGAGTGAACCAGCATGGTTAAATGGAGACGACACAGCCAGAGGCATTGACCCTATCTGCGATAACTGCGACAATAGACATGATGAAGATAGTAGTTGCGTAGATACGGAACCAGACAGGATGTGGGGAGATGAAGAATGAGTAGAGAGTTTGATGATGTCTATACAACTAGGCAAAAATTAGACGAAGCAATTCAAGCACTTAATGAATGCAATGATATCTTAGATGAATTACTAGCAACGGGAAGGATATATCTTAATCATGTTTCCGATGACGCCTCTTGAATCATGGCTTTTTATCATAGGATTGTTTACCCTGATTGGGTATGTAATTAAGAAGATGATATGAAGCGAGTGCTTGCAGTTATAACTGCGTGGTACTTAACATTTACTAGTCTTTGGCATGTTCCAAGTGATGCATATGTCGTAGCCACAGCCGACAAAGTATGTGAGAATCCAGCATATGCAAAAATAATTTGGACTAAGGCTTTATCAAAAGCCTATGCCAAAATTCATATGGAGTCCTTCTATCCAGAATGGAATTCATCTGAATATAAAGCGCTGATTAAATTGTGGGGTAAAGAATCAGCGTGGAATCACAAAGCACGGAACAATAAAAGTACAGCATTTGGTATTCCACAACTGCTGAACTTAGACCCTGCTACCCCAGCCCCGCTGCAAATTGAGCGGGGGCTGGCGTATATCAAACACCGCTACAACAAACCATCAATTGCATGGGCGCATTGGCGCACATACGGTTGGTACTAAACAGAATAGGAGACAGAAATGGCAAGAGGAAATAACAGAACAATCAATGTCAAGATACCTACAGTAAAGGTAATCAAATCATTGGAATATAAGTTAGCCCAGATAAAGGTTGACTATGCAAAACAAGATGAGAATGAAGCAAAGTATCAAAAGCAAATGGATGCTTGGAGAAAACAAGTTACTAAGTTTGCCGTTGCTAATATCTCAAAGGCTGAAAATCTACGCACAAACTATCGCTCATGGAACAACAATCTTAATGTTGACTTTGATTTAAAAGTTGACGAAAAAGATTTTCCTAAAGAACCAGAGCGTGACTTCGAAACATTTCATAAGCATGCATATGATGAGATGCGAGAAGAAATTGAAAACGCTATTCGCATTCTTAAAATGACTGACGAAGAGACGGTGTCAACATCAACATACAATTCAATAGCCAGATATTTGTAAAGTCGGGCGCCGCCAACTCGGGCGGTGCGCCCTCTAATAAAGGAGACAGCATGATAGATATGGACCAACTTCGTACTGATGTAGAGTCAGCACTTAGTACTCTGGAATATAATCCAGATGATAAAGAAACAAACATCCGCATTGTCGAAGATATTCGCAGTGCTATTAATAAGTTGGCTGATGGAGAAATCCCATCTCCTCAACACATCGCAGAGGTAGCCGTTGCTACTAACGAGAACATACAAATCCGTGACTTTCTAATGGGAGTTCAACTAGAAAGCAACATTGATTATGTAGGTACTTATGTATCTTTATTGGGAAATGTAATTAAAAAAGATAAAGCAATCCCATTGGCTACTATATTCTGTGGACTTCTATATCAGGAAAACGAAAAGGAACAAGCAAAAGAATTCCTTTCAACTGTATTAGAATTAGCACCAGAATATTCCCTTGCACTACTACTTAAACGAGTATTTGCTGCAGATTGGGAACCAGAAAACTTCAGACATATGGCTGAAGAACTACATCCAAAGGTCATTGAAACTATCTATGAAACAACGGAGGCTAAGTAATGACATCAGCAGTTCCTACTAAAAACAAATCTGCATTTGTGCGTAGTGGCACAGCAGTAGAAGCAACATCAGCCAGTGATGTAGCCCGTCAAGCAGGTCTTGATTGGACAGTATCATTGCATGATTTATCAGCCAACTATTTAGTTCCAGGTAATGACAGTCCATCATTGTTACCTATCAAAAATAAATTGGCAGTTGTAAAAACAACGGCATTAGGTGAGACCACAGCAGTAGGTGTAGTTGGTAAGCGATACCAACCATTCCAAAATGGTGAAGTCTTTTCTTCCCTTGATGCCATCATTGATTCAGGTGAGGCTCGCTATGCAGCAGCAGGTGAGTATGACGGAGGTGCAAAAGTATGGATGCTATTGCAGTTGCCTAATGAAATGGAAATCAAAGGCGACCCACATGCAGCATTCATCTTGGCTAAGACCAGTCATGATGGTTCATCATCTGTAGTTATACGCCCAGTAATTGAGCGTTTGTTTTGTCACAATCAGATTAATAAAATCTATCGTGGCAAAAATCAAATGACATATACATTACGCCATACAACTAATGCAGTTCTTAATCCGCAAGAAATTAAACAGATTATGCAACTGACTTATACATCTATGGAAATGTATACACAACTATCTACTGTATTACTAGAGCGAGAGGCTACCCGTGAGCACGCAGTCAACTACTTCAAGAAAGTATTCCCACTCCCAAGTAAAGTGGAGTACTCTCCAATCGAACTCCTTAGCAAAGGAGAAAAGAGTATGCGTAGTAGAGCACTCGCTGCTAGAGATAAAGCATTCTCTATTTACAATGACTCTCCAACACAAGAGAATATCCGTAACACAGAGTTCGGATTATGGCAGTCAGTCATTGAGTACGCAGACCATGGCAACAGTCGTAAAGACGCCGCCATTGCGACAATCAGTGCCCGCAATGACGGCTTGAAGTTGCGTGCATTAGAACTGTTAGGTGCATAATGGGAGTTATATCTACATATAAAGAATGTAATGTATGCAGACAAATGAAAAATGTAGTATCAGAATCTTTGTTTGCTAATGGATTATATGGGTATTGGTGTAATGAATGTGATGCAGCAGAAGGAGCAACACATCCACAAACATCAATAAAGGTAAAATAAATGGGTAGAAATACAGCCAATGATTTAGCAGAGAATGTTATTGATATTAAACAATCAATATATATTCATCTAACAGGCAATCATTATCCACCAGTACCACCAACTATGGTAGAGCCATGTATCGAGGCTATCTATGCAGCATCAGATGGCGATTGGAACAGGCTAATAGAACTTCCATCAGGCGTTACCTGGAAGGGACAAACCAATGCACCAGTTAGTGCAATTGTTGAAGCGCATCATCTTGATGCGTGGATTGATTCGGAAGAATAGGAGACAGAACATGACCGAACAATTATCAGTAACAGTAGAAGGGGCTACCTATAATCATACTAGTGAGTCACTTGCAGCATTAATTAAACAATCAATAGATGATAAAGCAGCACTTAATAAAATGACAGAAAGATACAATGAAAAGTATCAGTTAATTCAACGCATCCGTGGTGATGTATATGAATTATTCTCATCTAATTATTCATCGGGTGATGAAGATATAACATTATCCGTAGAAGATATTAATGAGTTGCTTAGAACTATTGGCGCAGATGAACTTAAGAGATTATGGTCTGCATCAGTCAATGTAACTCTTACTATTACAGGTATTGAAGCATCTAATAAAAATGAGGTTCAAGAGATTGTTGAAAACAATCTTGAGATTTCTTATGTTGAAGATGGAGATTTATTTGTAGATTATGTAGATGTCAGGGAAGTTACTCCTGAGTAATCTTCGCACCACCTGGAATGGGTGATTTGTGATGGTGGGTGGTCCCGCTACCAGCGAACACGGGACACTATAAAGTAGCACCTTCCGTCCTTTGTGTGCTATCTTTATACCAATTGAAGCGGGTCAGAATTGCTGTCTCCTTTTTGACCCGCTTCATACCTAACAGGAGACTAGGATAATATGACAACAGAAATAGAAAGAGATAGATACGGACGACCTATGGTTGTCCCACCTAAAGGTAAAAAAGCAGTTGCCTATACACGGGCTACTACAATTGCAAACAGTTTAGATGATGCCTCAGCATTAGTCGCATGGAAAATGCGAATGACCGCACTTGGTTTAACAACAAGACCAGATTTATTATTAGCAATAAGTGCAGCGGGCGAAGACAAGAATTTAATTAATGCATACATTGAAGAAGCAATGGACCATGCAGGCGCAAGCAAAGCAGCAACTATTGGTACAGCAATACACGCATTAACAGAACGGTTAGATTTAGGACAGGACCTTGGTGCGGTACCAGACCAGTGGCTTCCAGATATTAAAGCATACGAACAAGCAACATCTATCTTTAATAAAATATTTATTGAACAGTTTTGTGTTTATGATAAAGATAAAATCGCAGGTACTCCAGATAGAATCGTAGAGTACAAAGGCGAACGGTTCATTGCAGATTTAAAAACAGGACGCATTGACCATCCACATAATATTGCCATGCAATTAGCAATCTATGCTCACGGCTTGCCGTACGACCCAGCCACGGCAACCCGTGGTACTTGGGGAGATGTAAACCAAGAGAAGGCAATCATAGTTCATCTACCAGCAGGAAGTGGTACTTGCAAATTAGTATTTGTAGATATCAAAGAAGGTTGGAAAGGTGTACAGTTTGCATTGCGAGTAAGAAAGTGGCGTGACCAAAAGGGTCTTGCCACTCCACTAGAGTAAGGAGAATATGTGCCTAGCACGGAAGCACCTATAAGCATCAATCTAAAATCAGCAGGTGGTACAGGTATCACACTGCGTGGAGAAACTGCAGAACAATTTGCAGATATGATTGCCAATGGTATTCATATTATTGCTGATGCAGTTAAAGAAGTTGAGACTGCAATCAAGGGCGTAAGTCCAGCACCTGCAATGTCAACACAAGATATTGCTGCAGCATTTGGGGGCAACATCATTACTGAAAATCAAAATCCAGTACCACAATCTATTGGTGGGCGTAACTGTCCACATGGACGAATGACTGCCATTCAAGGAATGGGTAAAGATGGGAAACCATACAAAGGTTACTTCTGTCCAGCACCTAAAGGTGCATTTGATAAGTGCAAGAATCAATACATTCTTGTCACTAATCCAGACTGGAATACTTTCGTACCAGATTCGGTAAAGTGAAAACCCTTAGACGGTCAATTAACAAAGCAGAAGTGGGTGGCGAACCATTGCCACCCGCTTTTGCGGCATTTGAACGGGCAGGTATCATTCTGCGTAGAGCAGAGGTAACAGTAGTTGCAGGCACTCCAGGTGCAGGCAAGTCATCTATTGCCCTTGCTATAGCAGCCCGAACAAAACTTCCAACTCTTTATTTCAGCGCAGATACAAACGCACATACAATGGCTATGCGTTTAGTTGCTATGGCAGGTAACATGTCACAGCAAAATGCAGAACAACTATTAAAGAAAGACCCAGACAAAGCACACGAACTACTACTATTAAACAATCATTTGTTCTGGTCTTTTGAATCTACACCAACACTTAAAGATTTAGATGATGAGGTATCAGCCTTTGAAACTGTATGGGGCAGAAGCCCTACTCTTATTGTTGTAGATAACTTAATGGACATAGCAATGGATGGGCATGAAGAGTTCCACGGTATGCGAGCAGCAATGAAAGAACTGAAATACCTTGCTCGTGATACTAACGCTGCACTACTGGTACTGCACCATACTAAAGAAGGCTTCGAGGGTTATCCCTGCCAGCCACGGTCAGCAATCCAGGGTTTAGTCAATCAGATTCCAGCAATGGTGCTAACTATTGGGCAAATGAAACAAGGTGATGATACTTACCTATGCGTAGCACCAGTCAAGAATCGATATGGCAGAGCAGACCAAACAGGAAACAATTATGTGAGTCTTGCATTTAATCCTGAGTCTATGTATCTAGAAGATGTTATCGTTAGATACCAACAGGAGGGCATGATGTGAGTAATCCACGTAAAGCAAAAGGTTCTAAAGCAGAAGCAGATGTAGTTAAATGGCTAAAAGTAAATGGTTTTCCATATGCAGACCGCAGAATCGCAGGCGCACAATTAGATAAAGGTGATGTAAGCGGTGTCAATGGAGTAACTATTGAAGTAAAAAACCATATCCGTATGGACCTTAGTGCGTGGATTAAAGAGTTAGAAGTAGAAATGAAAAACGATAATGCTTGGACTGGAACAGTCTTGCACAAACGGAAAGGAAAAACTAATGTTAATGAATGGTATTGCAGTATGCCAGCCAGCGTATGGTTGGACCTTATCCATAGGGCTATGAATGGACAATCAAAAGCATAGTATTGCCGAGTATCTAGCATACTTAGGCGCCGCCTTGCCACAACAGGGGCACGGCTGGCGCAAGATTAAATGTCCCTTCCACCAAGATTCACATGCATCTGCTGGCGTTAACTTTGATGAACAAAGATTTAAATGTCATGGATGTGGTGTTGGTGGAGATGTATACGATTTAATTATGGAGAAGGAAGGAGGCACTTACATTGAGGCTATCAAATTCGCAGAGAGCATTTCTCTTACAGGCAACAGAGACATACAAAGCAAGCATTCATCTAGCAACGGATTATCTAGCGAGCAGAGGGTTATCGGTAGAAGAAGTTCAGCGATTTCATCTAGGCGTAGTGGAACATCCATTGCCAGGTCACGAAGGTTACACGGGTAGATTAGCAATTCCTTATGTAACACCATCAGGCGTAGTTGATATTAGATTCAGAACTATGTCAGGTGGCGACCCTAAATATATGGGTATGCCAGGGGCTAAAACAACAATGTTTAACTCACAAGCAGTACTAACAGCAGACGGATATATATGTGTCACCGAAGGTGAGATAGATTGTATAACTGTAGTTGCTAAAACAAATCATCCGTCAGTTGGAATTCCTGGCGCTAACAATTGGAAACCATATTACTCTAAAATATTAGATGATTTTGAAACAGTCATTATCCTTGCAGATGGTGATGCAGCAGGACTAGAGTTCGGAAAAAAAATTACCCGTGAATTGGGTAATGCAAATATAGTTCAGATGCCAGATGGGCATGACGTGAACTCAGTAGTACTAGCGGAAGGGATTGGATTTATAGATGAGCGAATCAAACGAGTCATATCTTAAAGAAGATATCTGGAGTTATATTAAAGAACACCCTAGATTGATTGGTATTCCTTTATCAGATAATAAAGGATTAGATATCTTAAATGCATTGCGAGATATCTATGTATTAAAAACAGTTGAATCAAAGAACTCAGGACTTACTCTATTGGCTGAAGTTATATTGGCTGCTGCCGAAGGCAAAGGCAATCAGATAGTAGAAGATGTTTTAGTTCAAGAAGCAATGATAGATATAGACGACAGCCTAAGGATGGTGCTAGATGAAGGACAGTAAATACGCAGCAGATATTACAGATGAACTATTAGATATTCTTTATAAAAAGCATCAGGACTACGGTCCATTAAACATAGCCCATGCTCCTGGCGGGGC